CGCCGGAAATGTCATAAACCTCACCCGCCACGTAATTACGGCGGCTGTAACCGTCCGGGTAATAGGTCATGGTGCGAAGCATTTTCACAAGCGCCATGGTAAATCTCCAAAACGGGCGGAGCCAAAGCCCCGCCCAATAGTGGCCGCTTAGGTAGCGGCAGTGCCCGCGTCGATGGAGGCTTCACCCTGGATGGAGCGATAGCCCTTCACCGCGATAACGGTCACGGCGGCATTGGTGCCGGTCGTGCCGGTGGCAACCACCCGCACATAGCGCTTTTCACCGCGATAACCGATGGAGCCAACAAGCACGTTGTCATCCGTGTCAGCGGTCACGGTAAGCGCGCTTTCCAGGCCGATCAGGTCGGCATCCGCAACGGCAGTCGCGCCAGACGCCGCCGTAGTGTCGCCTTCCTGGATTTCGAACGAAAAGCCGTTCGCGTCACCGGCGTCGGTAACGGTCCCGGTGGATACGACAAACGTCAGAGCCTCGAAGCCCTGCATGTCGATCCAATCGCCAGCCGCGGGCGTCGCACCGCTCAACGTGGCGGAAAGCGCCAACCCGTATTCGCACGGGTTGCGCATATCGTACTTAGCCATAAGCTAATCCTTTCTGTCAGCCGCCGTTAGGAGGCAATCTTGCCGATCTTGATGGCGTCAAAGCTGGTCACATCGCCGCCCGTGCGTTTCGTGGTGTAGTAGGTCACGAAGCCATGGGAGGAATACGGATCGCGCAGCACGATCACGCCAACCCGGTCATAGACCGTGTAAGCCGTGCGCCAGTCCGCATACGCCACCGCCAGCGCGCTGCCCGCCACTACCGGCATATCCGCCATGAACCGCACCGGCTTGCCAAGCATGGTCATTGTCGGCTGGCCGTCGCGAAGCAGCACCGGAGAAAAATGGTACTGATCCGCGCCCTTGAGCGCGAGCGCCGCAGCGAACGTGGTCCGATGCATCGCCCAAACCGCGCCCGGCTGGTAGATTTCATGCAAGTCGCCTTGCAACTTAATCAGACCATCCGAATTGAGCGAGGTTGCGCTGCCGAGGTTGCGCTGCTCAATCTTGCCGCGCTCATAAACGCTAGCGGCTGCCCATGCCGGATACGTCAGGAAGCCACGAATTTTCGTCGTGCCGGTGACAAAATCCGTATTTTCCTTCCGCTCAATCCGGTTGCGGACTTTGCCAGCAAGCCAGCCTTCCACGTCAAACGCCGCGTCTTGCAGCATCTCCGTGGTCACCTTTGGCGCGGCCTCGTACTTGTGCGCCGTGATGGTTTTCAGGCCAATTTCCGGCGTGTCAGTTTCGCCACCGGACGCGCCCTCGCCAACACGAACGGCATCCGCCTCGTCGTCATCAATCAGCATTTCGATGGACTTGGCAGAGCCGACGATAACATCGGCAATCGCGCGCATCGGGCTCGTTTCGAAGTCGCGGGAAACGACTTTGTTCACGAACTCCGGGCGGACCAAATAGCCGCCGTCCGGCTGAACGTCGGTGGACATGGCGCGAAGCTCAAGCGGCATCTTGCCTTCATACCGGCCCTTACCGCGCAGGAACTCGTCAAAGCCCTTGCGCGCCTCGTCAGCGGCTTTTTCGCTTTCGCTCTTGCCGAAGTCCTCCCGATTGAGCGCGGCCTCAAGAGCCTTGCTCTGGTCGGTCAGCTTCTGGAGCCGTTCGGCCATTTCCGCCACCGCCTCGGACTGCTTGCGGAAGCGCTCGTCGTCCAGCGGGTCGCGGTTCTTAACGCTGTCAACCTCATTGCGGAGATCGACAAGAGCCGGGTTGATCTGCTCAACCAAGCCCTTCAGTTCTGCAAAGTCGCTCATTTCGTGAGCCCTTTCAGTGCTTGTTTCAGGGAATTGGCAATAGCAGCAACCTCCCGTTGCTGTTCCGCCATTTCGGCATCGTCGCCAGCATCCCGCTGGCTAGCCCATGCCGTGAAACCATGCGAGGCGATCTGCTTCGCGTCGGATCGGCTAAAGCCCATCTTGCGCAGCGCCGCCTCAAATTCTCGCGTGGTCTCTATGGATTTGAAGCCGGTCACGTTCGCCAGTGGATTGGCTGGCACGCTGACAAGCGAAACTTCCCAAAGGTCAATCTCCAGCAAGCGCCGGATGCCCTTGTCATGGTCCATTTCCGACTTGATCGTGTTAAAGCCGATGGAGAGCCCCTTGAGCGCGCCCATTTCTAGCAACTCGACGGCATCGGCCCCGCGCTCTGTGCGGGTGGCGATCCGCCCGCGCATCATCAAGCCGTTGTTATCTTCCCGGTATTCGTCCCAACGCCCGACAAGTTCGCGCAAGTCATGCTGCCAAGCCATCTTTGGCTCTTTGGCGGCGATGCTGGCAGCGAACGCACCGGGCTCGATGATTTCGTTATAGCTATCGACGTTGCCAAAAACCGCGCCGTAGCCGTCTATTTCACGATAGCGACCATCGTCGGTCATCTTCCCGGCCTTCAAATCGACCGGCAGGAATTTGGTTTCTAGCATGTCAGTCATCCGTCACCCATGAAATCGCACACCGGCAATTAATCGTGCCGTGCGCTGGTGCGTTCGGATCGCCCGGAAAGGCAATCATGTACGCCGGGTCATTGCGAATGGCCGGGGCCATCCATGTTTCGTCTTGCCCCACCACCTTTCCGCTCAACGCGGCATGCTGGAAGCGGGTGCGCTCGTCTATGGCGGCAATCCATTCCTTGCGCAGGGCTAGGCCAGTTTCCTTAGCCGCTTGCACCGCGCCATAGTTGGCCGCGTTGTGTGTTTCCGTTCGCGCGATCAGGTTCGCCCGCTGGCGGGACATGATCGGCACCAGATCGCGGATCAGCTTGCCGGTGCCATCCTGGCCCAGCCCTGCGTTAAAGCCCTGTTCAACCGCGGCAATGATCTGATTGCGCGTTGTCTCGGCAATCTGCGAAATGCGCCGCCTAAAACTTTCCGCGGCAATAAACATCGTGGCGAACTTTAGCAGCGTTGCCGCAAAATCCTTATGATGCTCCGGCATCGGCCCGCTTTTAGGCGCGTTCAATAGCCGATTGCCGAATACCCGGATGGCCTCCGTTGCCTGCTGCCGGGTGATGGTTTCCAGCGCCGCAATATGCTCCGCCTGCCGGTCGATTGCGCCGGTTGCCTTCCATGCCTCGGCATAGGCCAGCATCGCGCGCGCAATCTCATCACGGTATCGCGGCTCAAATTGGCGCTCTATTTGCGCCATCAGCCTATCCTGCCGCCGCTGCTCCCGCTGCGGATCGTCGTCAATCAGCCTTGCCATAGGCCATCGCCACCATTGCCTTGATGGCGTTTTCGTCTTGTGGCATGTTCGCTGCCGCGTTTGAGACGGTATCGACCGGATCAAGCATGGCAGCAGCGCCGCCTAGCTCATCCCATCCAAGCGCCAACCGGGCTTCGTCCTGCGTCAAGATCGGCTTGCTGCCGACCGCCACCTTCATCCGCTGATAGGCGCGGTCCCGCACGGGATCCAGCGCCGGGATATCGTCCATGTCGATGGCAAACCGCAGCCGCTCGCCATAGGCTGGCAGTAGCCAGTTTCCTAGCTGGTCTAGGAACTCCTGAAACATCGGGATAACGGTGTCAGTGTAGAAGCGCTCCTTGGCTTCCTTCATATTGTTGAAGGTCGCGGCGTCATTATCGATCAGCGGCAGCGGCACACCATATGCCCGCGCAATCAACTTTTCCGCCTTGGTCAGAGAGCCGCCGTAATCCATGTCTGCAGGCGTCTTGCCAATGTCCTGCCACTCCATGCCATCGGGAAGCATGGGAATTTCACCCGCATTCTCAGAGCCCTGAATCTGGCGCTTGAAATATTCCCGCGCCCTGGCGATGCTTTCCCCTGACACGCCCGCCAGCATCTTGATGATGCCGGGCGGCCTAGCGCCGTTGCGCAGTAGGCGGTAATTCCATTGCATGCCTACGTTATGCAAGTCACCAGCCAGCGCAGCGGCCATAAGCGGCGATTGCCCGCGCCAGTAGTTGTCCGGGTTGTAGCGCTTCATAAAGAAAAGCGCCGAACGGCCTGTCACTTGGTCAACGGGGAACTCGATTTCCACATTTTGCCGCTTGTGAACGTACTTCAGCGGGATGCCGCGCCGTCCAGGCTCCACCGTGATATCATACGGGCAAAGGTGCCAAAGCTCGCTTGGCTCGCCACGCCCATTCACCGGATAGCGGACCAGCGCAAGCTCGCCATAAATGCCATAATCGACAAACAACTGCTTGCATAAACCAGACCAGCCCTGCGTTACGTTCGGACGATCCAGCAATTCAAGCGCGGGGTGATTGTCTATCAGCCCCTCGTCGTTATGCACCTCCACCGTCAGGCTAGCAATCGCCATCGCGATTTCCTGGATGGCGGCATAAACGACTACGTTGCCCTGATAACCTTCTTGCAGGTAGTGCTTGGCGTCCTTAACCCGCGTCCAGCTATTGCCCATGTCCACATAGTACGATGCGCCCGCCGGGTGCGCTTTTCGTTCTGTGCCGACAAAGGGGAGGCGAAATCTCATAGCGTCTGAAATTCCATCATCGCCGCAGCGACTTTGTTAAACGCGCCGCCTGCCGCGTCGATCTGGTCTTTGTATTTCCCGACCGGGAATGATTTATGCTCATCGATAAATTCCTTGTTCCACGGCCCCTCGACCAGTTCGACGTTGCCCGCTTCAACCTGGACGGCATAGGGCTCTGCCCTCACCGCTTTGTCGCCGGTAGCGCGCTCTGCTTTCGCGGCATACCCTGCGAGGTTGCGGATAGTCGCCTCGGCGCTTTCCTTGCCGCCGCTGCCGGGCTCTTGCTCAATCCAGATGCGGCAATTCATGCCGTCAATGTTGGCAGTCTGTTTTATGACCGCCTCCCGCTCCGCCGCCGCCCACTGGCCGCGAACTACGTCCATCACGATATAGCGGCCATCGACCGTCCGGCCCATCTTGACACCGGCGGTGTATGCGCCGCCTAGCTCGGTTCCAGCCTTGTCCCAAAAGCGCACCACTTCAACGCATTGAGGCGCGGCCCGGATAATCTTTAGCTTTTCCCAATCAAAGAAGGCGCCAGAGCGAGGCGCGGGGCGTTGCTGCATCTGGCCAGCATAGGCATATGCGCCCATGATCTTCTTGTCCCGCTCCACCACCTCCGGGGGAAAGCGTTCGGGAAAGAGCAATTCTCCGTCCGTCTCGCGCGGGTCGCTAAACCCTATCGACGTTTGGCAATGCCGATCCGGCTCGTACTCCATCGGCAGGCATAGATGGTCATAGCCGTAGTCGTTTTCCAGGATCAGGCCGCTAACATCGCTTTCATGCAAGCGCTGCATGATGATGACGATTGCCGACCGATCCGGGTTGTTAAGGCGCGTGGGCAGCGTTTCCTGAAACACGCGCAAGGCGGTCTCACGATGGGCTTCCGATAATGCCGCCTCGACGCTGTGCGGGTCATCCCATATCACAACATCGCCGCGCCGCCCCGTCATCGAGGCAACCGCGCACGCTTGACGCCAGCCCGTCGCGTCATTCTCGAAATAGGTCTTTTGGTTTTGGTCGCCTACGAATGCTATAGGCCAAAGCCGCTGATACCACTCGCTCGCCACCAGCATGCGCATGCGGCGCGCATCCCGCGTAGCTAGGCCCATTTCATGCGACGCGCTGATGATCCGATTGCTAGGCAGACCCCTTGGCCCCCATTGCCACGCAGGCCAGAAAACTCCGACCAGCATGCTTTTCATTGTGCCGGGCGGAACATTGATTAGCAGCCGGGTTATGTCGCCATTCGTGACCGCTTCCAGATGCTCGCACATAGCGTCGATGTGCCAGCCATGCACATATGGCTGCCCAGGCTCTAGCACCTTCCAGGCATCGCGAACGAAAGCGGCAAGCGAGCGGCGGTATAGCTCCCGCTTTGCGGCGTCAATCGTCGCTTGATCCAGCTTCATCCGCTGCCGCCACGATTTCCTTAAGCGCTTCGGTCGATAGCTTCGACACGTCCAGGCTTGGCTTTGGGCTCATACTGCCGTCGCTGGACGTAAGGTCATGCCGATCTTTCCAATCATCGGCAAACCTGTTCTTCATGTTGAAGATCCATGAGGTGGCGTTGAAGCCGGGAACCGCTCCAAACGTGGCTTCGCGCCCCTTCCTCTCCCACCATGCTTGCGCTTCTTCCAGCCCTCTTTTTACGGCGCGAGAAAATGCCGGGTGCTTATTGCGCCAATCATTAACGGTTGCCCGATCAACGCCAAGAGCCGACGCCATCTCCGCAAGCGTCTGGCCATTTTTGCCGCACTTAATCACCACGGCACAACAGCGCTTTTCATCATAGACCGTTGGCCGCCCCGGTGACGGCATGATGCACCTACCCAAAAAGAAAGCCGCCCGGAGGCGGCTAGTGGAGAACAGGGAAACTCAACTACAAGGATCGGACGCCACTTTCGCAGCGTCACACAACCCTTAGCACTTTGGCCCCGCGTGCGTCAAGCATGAATTGAGCGCGGTGTATAATGATTGTTGCCGTAATCCGGCATAGCATCCAATTACCGCCACCCCTTCAGCACCGCCATCACATCAAGCGCCTTTAGCAGTTGCTCCGTCGCCTTCATCCTGGCGCGAGAGCCTTTGTGCAGGTCACGAATAAACCCGCCTTCTGCCAGCACATAGACGCACGGTTGCGGATCGATGCCATCAGCGGCGCAATCCTTCCACCACTGGCAGTAATCGAGCCAATGCCGGTGATAGACCTCATCCGGCATTTCTGCCCCACGCGGGGAGAGGCGCTTGCTCAAGTCTGTGGCTTTGTTCGGCGAGCCATGAATGATCTGGTGGCACTTGCTAACATGCTCTGCAGCGGCTTGGCGCGGCTCGCTAAGGCTATTCCATAGCCGGGCATGGGCTTTGCAGCGCTTGGCGATGATCTGCGTTTTCTTGCCCGTTGCCGTATGGGCAATGGTCACGCTTACATCATCGACCGGGTGATATTTCTCACGATGGCGCTGCACGAGGTCCATTCGTATCTCCGCTACCACCTTGGCATATATTCCGGCGGTATCTCCCGCCACCCATTTTCAAACGGCTCGCACGCTGGCGTTGCTGGCCCAACCGGCTCGCCTAGCAGCGTCTTGCAAGCAATGCAGCCAGCAACAGCATAGCCGTTCACGTTGACATCCGCAACTTGCCGCTTGCATCGCCGCAGGCCGCGGCTGGCGTCATGCCAGCACGTCATGAATTGTCCGGCGCTCATCTAACTTGCCCCCGGCTGCCGGGGCGGCGGGATGGCAAGGGTCGATTATACCCCGCATCAATGATCTGGCTGGATTGTGCAGGGTGCTTAATTTTTCGCAATGCCCGCGCTTCCATTTGCCTTACACGCTCTCGCCCAACGCTAAGGTCAGCGCCGACCTCATCAAGCGTTTTTTCCGGCCCGTTGATTCCAAACCTGCATTCGAGCACATACCGATAACGATCAGGAAGCGCGTCCATTGCGTCTTTCAGTTTTCGCCGCACATCATCGTTTATCAGCTCATCTTCCGGCGAAGCAAGCCATGCGGCGGCAACATCTGGACCCGCCAATTCGGAAAGGCTGATTTCCGTTTCGGCGGTATTTTTACGAAGCGGCGCCTTGAGGTGTTGCAATGGGAACAAGTCTGCTGGCATTGCCCGCAACACTTCAGCAATCCGCATAAAATCATCGCGCCACATGCCGTCCTGCAACATGGGCGAGCGTTTTAGATTTAAATACTCACCCAAGCGGCCTTGATGTACGCCACAAGCCTTAGACAACTCAGCCGCCGTTGCAAACCCCCTTGCCCGCATAGCGCGAAGCATCGGAGCGTTTTTAACTTTGATTTGAACAACGTAATCGCTCATGTCAAAACCGCCTCTCGCAATCATCCGCAACCACTAAGATTGTGGAATAATAACAATCCAACACGCGCATCAACCGCGCCGTTTGCGGCGAGATACTACGCCGCCCGGTTTCCATGCGGTGGATCTGGTTCGCGTCTGCGAAGCCTAGCAGTTCGGCAAGTTCGGATTGCTTCAAGCCGAACCGCTCGCGAATGGCTTTGAATTGGTCAGGCGTCATTTATGCTGTCCCCCGGAAATATAAGAGACCATCAACGAAAACTGCCAGCGCGACATCATTTGCACGCCTATCGCGCTCCACAACATACACCACCGGCTTATGTTCAAGCGTTTTCGAAAGATACCGCGCCCGCCGTTCGGCTTTTGCGCGATCCGTGAAATCCTCTGCAATGTCGTCGCCTATCAGCGCCTGATATTTTCGCGCATACTCAACCGTAAACGTGTTCATATCATCCTCCAAGCGCTACGGGGCCGGAGCCCCGCGGGTTAGGTGTTAGCGCTTTTAAGCAAAAGGCCGGTCAGGTCATAATCCTCTAAAAGAACGCGAACCAGCGCGGGGTTTTCTTCAATGAACTCTCGGACCAAAGCGCCAATATGGCGAAGTGGGAGCGACTGATATTCCGGGACACTACAGCAAAGGTTGAAAACGGCGCGGTTGAAATCGGCCATAAAATTGGCCTCAAGCGCTTCGTCTCGATTTGCGTGATATTGACCGTTGACATCAAGATATGCCTTCACTTGCTCCGGCTCTTGCGTGATGTGCGGTTCAAATTTGTTCATCTGTTTGCTCCTTGCTTGGGTTGGGAATGGTAAGGGCCTAAAGGCCCGCCACCGCCTGCTCTAGCGTCGGCTCCTGCCGGATCACCGCGGCGCAGCCCGTGGCCTGATCGATCACCGCGGCGTTGGCGACTAGCCACTCCACCGCATCGAAGCGGGTGTGGATCGGCCAGACGCGGTAGCGTCTGTACTCGCCGAACCGCTGCTCGCGGGCAGCCGGGGCACCGGCCTTCAGGGGATTGTTAGCCTCGTGGGCCGCGGAAAGGGTGAGAGCCATATTGGCCTCCTTTGGCCTGCCTGTCCCGCGCCTCGGTATGAAGCGCCGCCGGGCGGCTGCCGTTTGCTTATGTTTTGAATATAAGCGCCGCCCCTCATGGCGTCAATAAAAAAATTACGCTGGCCGCATTTTTCTTTGCCCCCCCCTTCATTGCGCTATCTTGGTATCGCGCTTTAAGGCCGTTTTAACGGCCCGTGACGCGGCGCTTACTGTCTGCGGTTGCGCGCTAAACAAATACCCCGCATTTACGCCCCACGCTTTCGCCGCGCGCTTTCTGCGGGCGTATTCGTCGTCAAGCCACTCTGATTTACGCTTGCGATTGCTTCTCACTGATAACCTCCCGCCAGCAACGCCCGGCAATCGTCCCGCCAGCCTTTCACCCGCACAGCTTTCCTATCGGCAGTTTCGCGGATCGCGGCAGGCTGCGGCGTCCATTGCTCACGCTGTATCCAATCCGTGAACGCGGCGCGGATGGCGAACAATGGCAAACCGTCCAGTCCAATCCGCCATGCGTGCATCCCGGCTTCCGCGGGCGCGTCTGCGTTGCCCTTCTGCGTGGCGTAGCATCCAGCTAGGAACTGGCCTAGTTCCGCGTTAGTGATCCGCTCTGCAAGCGCCATAGCTGCCAAATCATGAACCGCCAGAACCTCCCGATATGAGCCGGAAGGTGGGGCGGCTATCGTCCGGGCCATCCCCTCGCCCGAACCATTCGGGCAAGCTGTCATCTTCCACTGGCGGCGGTTCCTCGGATCGTTTAGCCATCGCCAAAGCTGCGGCGTCCTCCCACGTAATCCTGCCACGACCACCAGCAGCTTGCCGTGCGGGTCCGTGGGCGGATTTGAACTCCACCGATTTGCGACACCATGTTCGCCAAGCCGCTCGCCAGCCGCGGTAAGTGGTTCGGGTTTCGGCGCGGATATGGTAGTCACGGAATTTCGGCCATTCGGCTCGCCAGTCGATGCCGCGCTGCTCCGCGTGCTGTATGTCTTTTTCAGTCGGTTCAGCACGTTCCCCAATGGCTCGCTTTCCGGTTCCCGCTTTTGGCTTGGCGGTTCCGGGCGTGTTATTCGGCGCATCATCGACCGGGCTTTTTCGCTCTGCATCATCATCCCCTTTGCTTTGCGGGTCGCTACACTCATACGAAGTATGAGTGTTATATTCTGGGTATGGGTATGGTTGCTCTGGCGAAATCGTAGCGTTCGCTAGGTCGCCTTGCTTTTGTTTCAAAGCCTTAGCGCGACCGCCGCGCGCTCCGTTTTGCGCGTTAACTTCGCGTTTCGTGCGCATTTTTTGCAATTCTTCCGTGACGCGCTGCTGCGAGATCGTGTCATCATCAACGGTAAAGAAGTGCGAAATGGCTTCCCAAACACGCGGCCAATCCCGCCCGCATCTGGCGATGCGTTGCAGCTTCTTTGGGTTGTTTGGAAGCGTGCCGCCGTGCGACCATAGCGCCATAATCAGGAGCATATACGCGCCGATTTCGCGGGCGTCTAAGCCCATGGTCTTGGCGAGGAAGTCTGCCACCCATAGTGGCATGTAAGGCTTATCGCTCATGGAGCCTCTTTCTGTGAGGCCGGGGCTTGCATAGCGTCCCCGCTAGTGCTATACAGTTCCTGGCGTGATACCTCATCAACATCATAGCCTTCTCCTCGTTGCGTTGCAAGAACGCCCCGGCTTTCCCCAGGCCGGGGCGTTCTAGCGTCTGGCTCATTGTTTGAGCTTAAACAGCCGAATAGGCCTGTTGTGGCAGGTGCGCCTGCCGCTGTTAAAGAACGCCACCGGCTCCCATTCCTGCCCTCGAAATATCGCGCCCATGATCCGGCCATCGATGTTTTGGGGTGGCGGGCAAACGCGGCGCACGTCATCGACCGAGATTGCCCTGCCGTCTTTAGCCAGTATGGCGGCGTGATGGCGAGCTTCGGCTAGGTATTTGCTGCGGGCGATTTCTAGCGCGTCTAAGGCGCTGTCGCGGTCATGAAACGTCATCATTGTGCTCCTCAACCGTGCCACGCTTGCGCGCATTTCTTCGCATTTCTTCAAATTCTTTGCGCATTTCGGCGCACGCTTGAAAGTAAAGGCTGTCAATTATGCCACGCCAATCCTTTAAAAAATCAGCAGCCATAAGCGGACTGGCCTTTATTAACTCTTCCAGTTCTGTTTCGCTAGACTTGGTTATGTTGCCTTCGCCGGTGTCCAAATTGCCGGACAGCTTAACATAAAATCGCATAGGCTCATCCCTTATTGCTTGGGAACATTTCAAACTGCCGGGCGGCTTCCGCCTTCCTGGTCAGGATTACCGTTTCCGCTATCTCCATCGCCTCAGACCAAAAGCCGGACGGATACACCGCAAAGCAATGTGATCCGGTCCCGGCGGTCTTTGTGCGAAGCTCCTTTTCTGGCAAGCGCTGGTGGCGCGTGAAATAGGCATCCCGCACCGCCGCGCCTATTTGCCAGCTAATCACCGGCATTGGCTCCACGCCTAACGCCCTCAGCAGGTCGCGAACGTCAAAGCTGTTGCGCTGGATCGGCGGCATGATTCAAAACTCCACACCATGAACCAAGCTACAAAGCCGCTCGCGAGCCTCCCGCGCCCAATAGCTGGCGCGTTCTTGGTAGTGCAGCGCGTCCCGGCGCTTGCCGTTAGCGCGCTTGGCAGCGGCAACCTCTGCGGCAAACTCCGCTTCAGTCTGTCGGGCAATGATGGCGCGCTCTAGAAATGTTTTTTCAGTCATGCCGCTTCCTCCTTGCGCTTAAGCGGGTTGTGCGCCGGGCACAGCATGCTTCCCTTGCGCACCTTGCGATTGCAATAATGCACCTTTTGCCAGTTGCTCGGATCGTTCATGACATGCGCGCACCCGGTCGGCCATGGCGTGCGTTCAACGGTCATGGCATGCGGCGGCACGATATCCGGCGGGCTATAGATGGCTGCTGCTACCCGGTCCTGTTTCCGCCCTTTGCCCTTGCTCTTGCTGGCGCTGGGCGGAGGCGTCACGCGGACATAGGTTTGCTTGCTCCGAAGCCCGCGAGCGTCCAGGTGCGCCCGAACGGTGCGATGCGACGCTTTCAGCTTTGCCGCCATGGCGTCAATCGGCAGCCCTTGGCGGTGCAGTTGGATTAGCAGCTTGCCGCGCCAGCCATCATCACCCCATTGCAGCGCCATGAGGCTAAGGCCATGCTTGCCGAATGTGTTGTAAATCACGCGCCGGGGCTCGCCCATGGTGTCGGCTATGTCCTGGAATGATGCGCCGTTTTTGGCGAGCGCAATCATTTGGTCAATTTGGCCGTCTGTGAATGCAGTCATTTTTCCGATCCTCCGTTGCTAATCGTAACAGTGATTTTCCCGCCTTGTACGAACTCGCCGAACTCCTGCGGCCACTCGTGCAAGAAATGTTGATCATCAATGCCCAGCGCGTCC